ATTTATTAAACTATATTATAATATAAGTGTCACTTGATTTGAGTGGCCGTGATAAAAGTTAATATTGGAGGTTGAAATTATGAAAAATGTGACTATAAATGATCTTTTAGATCAAATTGATGGATATGAATTTGATTCTATTCTTTTTTCCGGTTATTATCCTGGCAGTGTTAGAATGGAAACAACAGTATTTCCTGATTCTATTGTTATTAACTTTATTTATCGTAATCATAAAAATGAAAATTTTGTGTATAAAACTTTAAAAGAAGCTGTTACCGCATATGTAAATGAAAAGCCTTGAATAGGAGAAAGAATATGAAATGTCCTTTATCAATTAAACAGGTAAATGAATTAAAAGAATGGTTAAAAGAATTCATCCCATTAGGGTGTGGTATTTCATTTTATCCACATGATTCCAACCCCTGGAATTATTTAAATGTGGACGGGTTTGTGTCTGAAAAAAGTTTTAAAACTCTTCAAAGTTTGAAATTGGAGGTTAAACATGAGTAAAAGATTGGATATTAAAAAATTATCACCAGAAAAATCAAAAGAGATATTGGAAAAAATCTTTTTGGAAAAAGATAAAAAAAGACAAAAAGTAGAAAATAGGTTAAAAAAGATATTATGTGAGTTTTTACACAAAGATGAAAATGGATATTATTTGAATACTCAATATATTTATGGATATGAAAGAAAAAAAGAGTATGTGTGCTATAGTGAAGATGGATTTGGGAAAAATGATGGATATCAATTTGTAACACATTATTTTGTTCCTGAAAAGAAACGAAATATTTTAGAGCCATTTATAAAAAAATATGCTATAAAAGAACGAGGCGAATGGTTATCTTCTAAAAGTAAGTGCTATATCGATACATATAAAATTGATTGGTGGGAAGAATGGGTAAAAACCATAACTATTTAATCAAAAAACGTATATAAATTATCAATTCGCTGTAATAAATCACTAATAATATTTATCAATTCGTTGTTCGATTTTGTTTTTAGACTATTTAAATAAGAATTTCTATTTTTGTTTTTTAACAAATAATCTTTTTTTCTTTTTTCCCATTCATTTTTTCTATTTTTATAATCATTGTTTTCAAAAAACGTTTTAAATTTCATTTATTCCTCTCATTATATATTCAACTATAATCGTTTCTAAATTCATGAAACAAGAAAGGATCATCTATAAATGATCTGAAATCTGAAGGTGATACTACATAGTTATTTTGCGCAAAAGCCATATTATTATTTGTATTGGTGGTTTCTCTATTTTCAATATTATTAATACTTCTACCTGTTACTCTATCACCGATTTGCGTTTTAGCCTGTAATTTTTGTTCTTCTATCATACTATTATAAAGTTGTCTGGCATTTGTTGGCTCTATATGCCAGGGTTCTCCACTAACAGGTGTATCAAAATTATATTTTCTAATCAACCCTAATCTTTTTAATTCATTTACATTATTACTATTAATATCTACAGCTAATCCTTTTTCATGCATACTTGTACCTGGTTTAGCTGCTTTTCCTGGACTTTTTTTGTATAATCTTTCTTGCTCTGCTTTTGTACGATAAGCAGAATTTATGTATAATTTTCTACCTGTTAATAAATTATATTCATCAGCTATTTGTAATAATTTACCTCTCATTGTGGGATGGAGATTATCAATATCCACTCTTTTATTATTAAATATAAGATTTGATTCTTTAAAACTTCTGATAAGCGCTTCACGTGGTAAACGACCTGTAATACTATCAGCAGTTTCATTTTCAAAATTATCAATACTTTTATTTTTTAAATTTTCAAAAGAAGTATTTGCTATAGGGGAACTAAAAGCTTTGGTGATTGTTTCACGGGGGAAGTAATCCATTTTTTCAGCACTACCTCTTGCTGATTGTGGAATTAATGTTAAATTTGATATATCACGACGTCCAGTATCTACTACATTTTTTGATTTTTCATAAGCTTTTGCTTTATTCATTACAACTTCTCTTTCTTTAGATGTTAATGTATTTAATAATTCTTCATTTTTAGAGATTTCATAAGCTTTTTGATTGGTGAATCGATTGGTTCCCAATTTTTCTTTTAATGTATCTAATTCTTTAGTTCTTTTTTGTTGTTCTTTAGTGGTAGTTTTTTCTAAAGATTTTTTTGTATAATCATCTAAACTACCCTGTAAATCATCCACAATATTTTGTAGGAAAGGAGTAATACCTAATAATTCATCGAGTTTTTTACCTATCATCCATCCTACACCAAATGCACCCACAACGGCAAGACCTTTACCTATCATACCAATATAAGGGACTAAACTTTTTAAATTATCTTTTACATTACCAGTTTCTTTATCTTTATCTAATTTTTTACCAGTTGCGATTATTCCTAGATTTTCAGCAATTTCTTTAAATGTTTGATCCCTTTCTTCAAGTGTTTGTTCATCATAAGTCGATTCATATGTATTTTTTAATTTTTGTAATAATTCCACTGTTCTTAGTGTATTGGATTGTATGGGCGGTAAATAAGCATATAATATTTTAGATACTTCTCCATCCCCACCACCAAAACCCAACATTTTTTTAACTAAACCACCACCTTTTTCTTTCTTTTCTTTACCCTCTTTTTGTTCTTCTCTACGCATAAATTCAGGTGCTTCTTCTACACTACTTATTTCCCCTTCTTCTATTGCTTTTTTAATTCTTTTTGCTTTTTTGCTTTTTAATTCTTTTTCGGCTATTTTTTTTAATTCTAATTCTTCATCTTTATATTCAAATTCACTGGCTCGTCTAAGTAAATTTTCTTCTTCTTTAATTTTTTCATCTCTTTTTTTTCTTTCTTTTTCTAATATTTCTCTTTTTTTATTTTCAGCTTCTTCTAAAGAATATTTTTTAGGTTCTCCATAACCTCCTTTTTCATGTTTTTCAATTTCTAATCTATTTAAATAAGATTGATATTCTTCTGTAGATTTTTTTTCAAGATCGCCAATATTTTTTTGATAAATGGCTTCATAAGTTTTTCTCATTTGTTTTAATTCTTCTCTAAATTTTGGGTGTAAACTTTCTGTTGTTATTTTTTCTATATTTTGAGGGATAGCCATTTGTTTTTTAATTTCTTCGGCTTCTTTTTTCCATCGTGCTTGTTTCTCCAACATCCGATTAAATGATGTAGTCCCACCAACATGTATAGGATTTCCTTCCATATCTAAAAAAGGTTCTTTTTTAATTTCTGGTTTTTCGAGTATATTTTCTTCTTTTCTAAATTCTTCTCCTTTTTTATAAATTCCACCTATTCTTTTATCAGGTATTTTTATTTCTCTTGCTTCTTTTACTCCTTTTACTTCTTTTTCACCTAATTTATATGATTGATATCTTTTATGTCTTTCCCATTTTTCTTTTTTTTCTTCTTCTGAAAAACCATGTCTTTCTAAATATCTTTTAAATCTTTCATCTTGTTCTTTTATTTCTTTTTCTGAGATACCAATATCTACAAATTCAGATTTAATTGATTTTTCTAAATCAATTTTTTCTTTAGCTTTGCCTTTTGAAATTTTAGCGTCTAATTCTTTTCTTTGTTTTTCAATTTCTCTACTTCGTTTTTCTTCTTCATCTGTTGTTTGTTCTTCTAATTTTTCTTTATATTCATCTATTATTTCTTGAATTATTTCATTTTGTTTTGCGTCTTTTTTTTCTCTTTTTTTAGCAATAAAAGCATCTAATTCTTTACCCAATATCATAAATAAGGGTGAATCAGATGCAGCTAATATACCGGCACCGATTCCTTCAAATTTCTTTTCTTTTACATATTTTCTAGCTTTACCTTTAAGAGATTCTTCTTTCAATTTAATATTACCTTTTTTAAATTTGGCGCCTTTTTCTCTTAGTAAACGTTGTAAATATATTCCTAATTTTTGAATTTTTATTTTAAGGAAAGTAGCTTCTATTGAATTGAGTTTTTTTCTGTTTATATCTAATTCAGATTCAAGTAATTTTAATTCATCGTAAACTTTTTTTAAATCAGTCGCCTCAAATGCAAATATAGCAGATGTTATTATCTCATTTAAACTATCGATAAAATGTTGAAAAGTCTCATTTTCCGTTTCAATATTTTTTACAGTTTCAAGGTCCTGTATTCTTTTATCAATTTGTTTTCTAAAATCGGTAGGCGATATCATTATTCTTTATTTATTTTGTTTATTCTATTGGTAATAAATTGTTTCAATTCCTTTAAACTTTCTTTAAAAGACGCATAAGCATTTCCTTTATGAAGATATTTTTTTATGGTAACATTATTTTCATCTTCATCGTTTACAACATGTTCTTTAGTTATATACCATATAAATTTATCATTATTTTTAGTTATAATGGTATAAACAGGTAAATATTTTCCAAAATCAAAAGGTTTACTGAATTTATTTACCTGTAAAGAATCAAACCACTTATCATCTGGTATTACTATATCTTTTTCTTCATTTAATAATTGTTTGAAAATTTGTTTAAAATAACTCATTCAATCCTCATTTATTTACTTTTTGTTCTTTTAACCATTGAATTAATAATTCAAAATGCATATCACGTTCATAGATAGTCATCATATTAATATCCTGTAATGTATAGCCCTTTCCAATATGCATCAAATCAAATATTTCATTCATATGATTTACAAAATTGCTATATCCTAATAGATATCTAAAAAATTTATTATGTCTACCTCTTCGGAGACATTTTCCGTGCCGCATTCACATTTCCAGCTCATTATTAATTTAATAGAAGGTTCATTATCAAACCATTTGTAAATATCCAATAGTTTTTCAAATTTTAATAATTCGATGAATTCTCTAATTTTTTCTTTATCAGTAATTTTTTCTTTTTCTGTTATAACTGCTTCCGTGTGATCGATTACCATTTCTATATTTTGTAAAAATGCATCTTTATCTTTTAGTTCTTCATGAATTTTGAATACAAAATCTAAAGACATTTCACGTAATTGAATTGAATAATTATCATTAATTTTTATAATTTTGCTGTATTTTTTATTTTCATTATTAATTTTTACTATGTCTTTAATCAGAAATGTTTTCCATATTTTTTCAGTATTATTTTTACATTCTTTATTACTGCATTTTACCAACATGTCTAAATTTTCATCTCTTGATATCTGTCTTAATTTAACAAAGGCGAAAACAAAATCATTATAAGAAAGTTCTTTCCATTTAATCTCATCTTTATTCATTGTACAGTTTTCTATTATCTGTAATAGAGCATGAATAAATTCTTTAGTTTCATCAAATTTTTTCATCATAAGAATTTTTTCTTCTTTCACCAGTATAGGTCTAAGAATTAATGTTTTCTTAGATGAAGGTAATGTGAAACTATGTTTCTCTAACATATTTTCAAAGTTCATAAGTATTCTCCTTTTTTAACTAATTGATATTCCTAATTCATTTAAAGCCCATTCTATAGAAACGCATAACATTAAACCGACTGTTTTTTCATCTTTAAAAGATTTTGTTTTAATTAAATTCATAATTGTTTTTAAAGGATTTTTTACATTGTAATAATCGATAATAAATTCATCTAAGATTTTACTTAATGTGTTTAAATCATATTTAACTTTTATTTTTTTTATTTTTTCAATTTTTTCTATATTTTTCTTCGCCCATAATTTAAAATCGTCTATAAAAGATTTTGTATATCCTTCAAAAAATTCATGTATTTTATTTTCAAAATTTTTATTTTCACTTTTATTCAAAATTTGTTCAAACAATTCTTTAAACTTGCTCATATTTACTCCTTAATCTATAACTTCCCATGATTTATATAAAAATGATGTTGTGAATTCATGTATATTTTCATGTTTTCCATATCCTAATTCTATATCACTAATATCTTTAGGCCATGCGCCTTTAAGTTTAATTTTAAGTACATTTTCATTTTTTCTATTTAATAATTCGATATATATATTCGTTTTTATATCATCAACAAATGCCATTTCTAAATTCTTTTTATCAAAAATAAGTTCATCCATCCATTTGTTTACAGCTTTCCATGGTTTAAGTTTAGAATCACACACAAAAGTTATTTTTACAGGATCATAATCTAAGCTCATAGGAGCTGCTATAGTTAAACCTTGAATTTGAAATTTGGTGATATTAAATGATTGACCAGGTTGTGTGATTGATGATGCATATACCGAATAACCTGAAAACTCTTGAAAATATTTATTATTTATGGTGATTCTATATCTATTTACATTGCTAATAGATTTGATTTGTTGTTTAAAATAAGATATAGAGCAGTCATTTGCCATTTATTAGAATTATTTTTCCTTTTTTATTCATTGAATTTTATATTATATTTTTTCAATATACTGCGTGCTTCTTCTTTAGTCATACCACCCATTATACCAGCACCTTTATTACTCATTTTAAGTGTTTTCTTAGCAATTTGAATTTGATTTTTTATAGCGGGACTAAGTTCTTCATTCCCTTCCAATATTTGCTTAAATATTTGTCTAAAGTGGTTCATTTTTATTTACTCGTATCAGGGCTTTCCCAATAATCATAAACAAAATCAACGTCATATTCTTCAGGGCGGTCGTTGCTATCCCAATCTAATTTTATTTTACTTCCAGGGCTGGTAGGGAATGCGTTTTTCATAGTATATTCTTTTAGTACTTTGCCTGTACCATCAAGCTGAAACACTTTCATATCTCTTTGTACAGTGGTCCAATCGATTTCACTTATATTGGTTTTAGAAGTATTTATTAATTCACACCAGTTTTCAAGTTTTCTACGTACAACGTAACCATTATCATTGTATACAGTAACAGGAAAAGTATCATAAGAACGATCACCGGGATAAAATACTTCCCTTCCCATATAACTCATTCCAATAGATTTAAGCTTAGCTGATGGTATTTCAGCACCTTTACAAAAAAAACTATCTATTTGACTATTATCATTACCGGGGAAATTTAGTTGTACTTTAAATAATGTAGCTCTAGCAGGGTGTCTGATCGCCTGCTTAAATACATTCATATTTAATTCCATTTTCTATCCTATAAATTCCTTTCATTTAGAAAAAACAGGACACCAGGAATAAAAAAGGAAAAAGGAAAAAACTTCCTGGTGTCCTACACCATTATTTATAACGTAACGTCTATGTATCTGTAATACTTTTCTGCCCCAAAGGGGTTTTCCCCCATACCATATCGGGTATGAAAGAAAATACGGGGCTGTCCACTTTCAGGGTCAATAGCTTTTTTCACGTATACGGGAATATAAGGACAGTAATAAATACCGGCATCCCATTCACTTGCGCCTTTATAACCCAGACTAACATAATCCGTAGTGGCATACATATCGACATAAACTTTTAACTTACCACCCAGTACACCCACCATAGCAGTTTGGCCTAAATTGACATCGGGGATATTTGCCAGACTCATAGTAGGATACCAGAACTTAAACGATTCAAACATAGAAGCAATATCCAGACTTGTTACCATGAAATTGGCTCTACCACGCATAGTGGTTTTTACTACCTGGTTTGCAATTTTATTAATATACATATAAAAAGCAAATACTTTTTCAGCAGCCCATCTACCATCAGCATCACCACCATAAAGAGTAGATTCATGCACCCATGTAGTGCTTCCGCCTAATACAGCCTGCTCATTCAATTTGTAGATGAAACGCTGGTTCTGTTCAATAGCAATTTCATCACCCAGTAATTGAATAAGTTCAGTTTCAGCATCAAGATTATGCTGTGCCTTTAAATCCTGTTGAAGTTCATCGGTATACTTCGCTTTCAATTTATAGGAATCAGCAGTAACAGTCACTTTTTCAATGCTGATACCCATTTCCTTCATATTAGTGGTAGCAGCTTCAGCAAGAGCCACACTGTCATACTTCGCATAATCCTTAAATAAGAATCGGTATTGAGCCTGGTTAGCATATACAGTAGAAATAGTAGTAACTGCACTCACATAAGGATCGGCATTATCAATACTATCACCATCGGCAAAAGTACCACTTGAAACCTGAACAAGTAACTTATTACCTTCAATATATCGTACTATACCTTTACCAGCACCAGCACCATTCGTAGCTATAGGGTCTGCTGTGGTAAATCCACTTCCATCTGCCACAATCAATACTTTGGAGTTAGTTTTCTTTACCGGGTAATCAGAAGAGTTCTGGAATTCAGGTTTGATACAGAAAATTAATCCTGAAGGATTTGTCATAGGTTGTGTACCAAATATTTCAGGACCGATCAAATGAGGTAAACCCTGTCTTAATACACTTACCAATACGGGATCATATTTCGATATATCCCCGGTTTGAGAAATTTCTTCCAGAGCATTGCGTTTCTTATAATTATCCAAACATACTGCTAACAATTTAGCAGTCTTATGTTTTACGGGAGTATAATCAGGATGTTCAATAATTTCCTTATACTCTTTTAAAAGATTTTGCATATTTTCGCTTATCTTCATTATTTTTTACTCCTCTTATATTAAACTAGCCCATTTTTGAGCTACATTATCATCACTTTTACCGGTTATTTTTATAGGTGTTTCTTCCATTTCATTAATAGTGATATCTACATCAGAAAATTTTTCCATAAATAAATCGATTTTCCTTTCGGCTTCTTCTACACTATTAAATTCAACATCTTCAAGTAAACCAAAAAGTTTATTCTTTTCCATATCGGTTAATTCTTTAGTTTTCTCATTAAGAATAACTTTTACCTGTTCGCCTAATAATTCATCCTGTAAATTGTAAATATGTTGAATTTTTTCATTGAGTTCACTATCTTTTTCTTCTAATTTCTTTTTTAATGAAGAAACTACATCGATATCGGATTCATGTAAATTGAAATTATGCTTTTCAAAACTGGATTTAACATCATTAAAAAACTTTTCATAAAATACTAATTTGATATCATCAGTGATATTATCTTCATATTTTTCATAAAATTCATTTACAGTTTCATCCAATACTCTATCAATAGTGTCAATTAATTTTTCTTTGAATTCAGTAGCTTCGGTTACTATTTCATCTCGTAATCTTTCGGCTTCACCGGTCATTTCTTCTTTTAAATCAGTGGCTTCTTTTAACATTTCTTCTTTAAGTTCATTTTTCATTTCTTCGGCTCTTATATCAACAGCAGCATTAAATATTTCAGTAAGATCATTTGCAGTCGATTCATTAATTAAATTAGAGTCTATTTTTTTAAGTTCTTCCAGAAACTTATCAAAACTTTTTACTGCCATATTAATTCCTCCATAACGCTATATATATTAAAATAATTTAAATAATTATTTTTTATCATGTATTTCTTTTAATAAATTTTTAAAACCATTTATTAGTAAGTTTCTCTTTTCTTCTACAGGTATATTCATTTTATAATTATTATGAATATCATTTTTAACCACTTCTACAATTTCGTTTTCAACTAATGCATAATATCTGTTATGATTTTCCATTAAACCTGTAATAAATGCCATTTGCGCGGATGGGTCAACTACTATATCCCCTGCTGTAATCATATGAAAATCATCTTGTACAATATTGATACCACCTTCATTTTTTACAGTACCTATAGCACGTGTAGAAATTCCAAGACGACCTTCTTTATCTTCTAAAAGAGCTTTTACTATTTTCCCATTTGGTGTATCATACATTTTTGCTTTTACACCATAATAATTTGGTGTAGTATTCCATATCTCTGTAAATCGATGCGAAATATTTTGTTCTATAATTCTATGCGAATCAGGGTGCCCTAATTCACCCCACGCTCTACCTTGTTTTACATATTCAGGGATGTATCTATTTTGTAATTCCGCTTCTACTATTGCTTTTTTGTATATTCTATTATTTTTATTTTTCTTATCAACCTGGATTGCGTTTTCAGATTTAATAAAAAAATTATTATCTTTACTTTCAGATAATAATTCCACATCCCAAATTATTTCTTCACGTAATAAAATTGCTGTTGGATTAGTCATTCATTTTGCCTTTTTCATCCATGCTATAATTTTTACTTTTAAATCCTAAATAATATTCACCTTTATCAGGGTCACTATAAACATGTACAATTTTATGTTCTTTTTCTAATGTTTTTCTAACGTCACTAGCTTCATTTGGATTTTTTAAATAATATTCTATATTTTGAGTACTGTCTGAATCATCCCACGGTTCATCACTACGTTTTAAGTAATCTACCACCACTTTTATCATACTTTCTTTAGTTTGGGAACCAAATTTCATATGTGGAAATTGATAATTTTGTTCTTTCAATCCTAATTTCAAATCATTAATAATTTCTTCTTTCTTTTCAAGAATTCTTTCAGATACTTTTTCAAGTAAAACTTCTTCAAATAAATTTTTCGCTTCTACAAATTGATTGTTTTCAATTAATTTAATTATTTCTTTATTTTTCATCGACTCACCCATTTTTTTATTAATCATTTTTAACGTATTATTATTTTTATCAATATAAACTTCTATACCAGTTGTAAAAAATTTTCTAACCTTATTGTCAATTTTACCTTTAGAACTAGAAATAGTACCTAATGATTTTAAAATAATTTTTTTATTATCACTTATAATGGGTAAATAATTACTATCTGTTTCATAATCATATTTAACATCATGTAAAATTAATTCATTAGTGTTACCTTCATAATCGATTTCATATTTATTTAATTCTTTTTCAATTTCTTTAAAACTCATTATTTTCTCCTCATTTTAAAAGTTACTTACTTGCTATAATCTCACTAATAGCAATACCACTACCAACAGCGGTAAAGTTTATATTAATAATCTCAATAGACATAGCAGGTTTAATATAAATATCCACTACAAAATTGTGTGTATCAATTACCTGTGCTGTGTTATTGGTTTCATCGCATAACACTTTAAACTCATAAATTCCACCAGCAGCTTCTATCTGTTCAAGATAGGGGATTATCGATAATTTAAACAAATTCCTCTGAAAATCATTATTTATCTTGAACAGTGTTCCTCTTGCTGTTTTCTTAATGGTTTGTTCCATTTCCAGGAAAAGCAATCTTACATTAATACGATCAAAAGAACTGGAAAAATTTTGAAGTGTTTTTTCACCAAACAACTGTATACCTTCGCCGGAAATAGTAATTATTGGATTGATATTATTAATGTAAAATTCATCTCTATATGCAAGATTAGGTTCTATTGCCAGTCTTTCAACATTTTGTAATTGTATATCTCTTCCGGCAGGTACATCCCATATGTTTTTTCTTAAATTGGTTAATACGATAATACCAGCTACATCTCCACTCAAAGAAATCCACCGGTATTTATCATTATACTTGTCAAACACATAAGCAGCATTTCCATAAAGAGAAGCATAACTGGTATTGGAAGCTAATGTGGTATTTCTATATGTAACAGCATTATTAACTGCTGTAGATAAATCCACATTAAGAAATTGATCTTTAGGGATACACAAAATACCAAAACAATCCAGTCTGGTTTCGAGTAAAGAAACAATATATTTTTGAATAGTAACTGAATTATTATTAGCGTCCATGATATAACGTACAGGAAATTCTTCTGCATTAGCATAATAATCATAAGCCAATTCATAATCAGCAGTAGATGCTGTGCTATCAACACCACCTGTTAAGTATGTCTCTTCAAACGAATTGGGCATTACTAAAAGGTCTGTATTATCATACACATAAATATACTTTGATTGCGTATTAATTATATTTTCAATATAATTTGATTTTTTAAAGGCATTTTTCGCTGTAGGGTCTAAATCCACCACAAATTTTTCCACTATAGTCCAATTATCATCAAATGTATTTTGAACCTGTACCACTATAGCGACCTGGTCATAATAATCATATGTAGCATGTACAGTTGGAGCATATTCAAATACTCCTTTAAAACTATAACTATCATTAATATCAGCGGTGGGAAAATCAGTGGCATTTGCCAATGCGATTTTAATTTTTGTATTACCAAATGTTCCTGGATATTTTGCAACTATTCTTAATTTTTCATGTGTATCAAAACTATTAGAAACCGTTGTTAATGTATTGGGTATATAAGGATTAGCTGTTAAAGGTAGAGTATTAGAACCGTAAGTATCATCGGTACATTGTATACCCGCGTTTTTCGCTGTATCAGCATCTACTGTTCTTACAATCCATAAATTATTGGTATAAGATAAATATCTTTGCGCGTTAAAAAATTCTTCATAATTATCTTCATTGGGTTTACCAAAGTAAGCGACTAATTCTGCTTCTGTGGTAATTTGTTTCCTTTGAAAACAAGGCCCCCAAATAAACTGTCCCACCATACATGTAGAAAAAGGTTCTACAGTAGGATTAGAAGCACTATAATCAAATTCAAATACATTTATGTTTGGTGAAATTTTAGAAATTGCCATTTATTTTACTCCATATTTACCATGTAAATTTTTTATATTTTTAAATATTTCTGGAAATTCATTATAAATTTCTTTTATATTTTTTTCTATAAAAGACAATTCTCTTGAAAAAGATTCTTTTTTGGCATAAGGAAAATTTTCAAATTTTTTAAATCTTTCATATGTTTTAAAGAATTAGAAAGTCTATAAAGCGCATTTCTTATATCAAAAAATTCTTGTTTTTTTTCATCATAACCCAAAGTCTCCTCATTAAAAATTTCATTAAATAATGTTTTGAATTTAGAAATTGCCATACTTACTCCTGTTTAAATAATTATCTATCATGCGATATATATAACGTATGAAAAAAATATTAATTCATTCAAACGCTAAAATTTTGAAAGATAAGATAAGTAGTCCAAAGAACTATCCTTTTTTTGATGAATTAATAATTAAAATAAAAAATAATTTTGAAAATATTCAAATTAATCAACTTGGACAAAATGGGGATGAAAAATTAAAGTACGCTGATAATTATTTTTTCAATACAAAATTGAAAGATATTCAGTACTTGATAAATGAACACGATTTATGGATTTCAGTTGATTCTTTTCTTCCCCATTATTGTAATTGTTACAATTTAAAACCCGGTATTGTGTTATGGAATATTTCAGACCCTAAAATATTTGGATATCCACAAAATATAAATCTCATTAAAGATGATAAATTTATAAGAGAAAATAAATTTTTGTATTATAAAAAAGAAGATTATAACCAGGAATCTTTTATTGAATGTGATAAAGTTTTTAAAGTTGTAAAGGAGAAATTATGTTTAGTCGAGTAGTAGCCTTCGGGGGAAGGTATATGGAAATTAATGGAAATAGGATATTTTTTAAACGAAAATGACAGTAGAATGGCTTTTAGGTATAGGCGGGGGGATTTTAACTTTGAATATAACTATCAATAAACTTTTGTCAAATAAAAAAGAAAATAAATGGATGAAATCTGTTGATGATAGTATTGCTAAAAAATTTCAACCCTATGATGAAAAATTTAAAAGTTATGACAAAAAATTTTCTTGTATTGAAAAAGACATTACAGATATAAAAGTTTTCATCGGAAAAACAGAAACAAATTTTGAGTATATTAAAGAATACCTGGAAGATTTGAAAGAATTAAGTACTAATATTTTTGTCACAACTAATAGAACCAGAGAAAATATCCCTTATGCTAAATTAGAACACGATGATACAAAATAGGAGTGATTATGAAA